TGAGAAGACGGTTCACAGTGACAATCCTAAAGTGGTCAAGGAAACGACCATACTGTTGATGCGTTTTAAGATTTTGCCATTGATAATGCAAAAATGTTGGGGCTAAAGGTTGCTCCACACGTAATGCCAAAGTTAAATGTTTAAGCGAGGTATTTAATGAATGAAAATTAGTGAAATTTTACAAAAAGAATATCCTAATATTCAAGATACGTTTATTTCCGGGCGGGATGCCTCGAACCTGGGGTGGAAGAACGACGAGACCATTAATCTGTCAGGCAGTGCTTATCTTGACGATAACGACGTCTTTCATTATTCCGCTAGTCAAAATATCAAGGACAATCCCATCGATTTGTTTAACATGATTAATCTGCATCGAACCCAACTGCGGCCCACTTATATCATGAAGCGTCAGTACTATAAAGGGCGTCATCTTAATGTCCTTAATCGTAAACCAACGCCTCATGGAGATCCCGATAATCGGCGCATAGTGAATATGCCTAAAAAACTCGTTGACTCGTTCAACGGGTATTTTATCGGTACGCCAATTGATATTGCTTATCAGGATCCATCTGATGAAGGAACAGCGGAGAGCAACAAAGTTAATGACTTGATCACGGCAATGACTAAACATCAAGTCTTGGATGATGTCTTTACAGAAGCGTCTAAGTGGTCAAGCGTCTATGGACGCGCTTTATTTGTATCTCTATACTGATGCGAAAGCATATCCCCATATCACTTTTCTAGATCCCTTAAATACGTTTATTGTCTATGACAATACGATTCAAAATAAGCCCTTATTTGGGGTAACCTACAGTTACTATCCGGATAGCAAGGGCAACGAATTGTTACATGGACAGCTAATTGAAATTGATGATACGGTGCCGTTTAGTAACTCTGCTACCAGCGATGCGTCCTTAGTATTTGATGAAAATCCCGATCCAGACACTGGCGTTGACAATAATTTGGGGCATCCCTTCAGTCAACTGCCAATTGCCGAAATCATGGACAATGAAGAGCGAATTGGGGTTTTCGACGATATTGTTAGTTTGGTCGATGACTTAGATAGTGCTGTTAGTGCTAAATCTAATAACTCTGATTCGTTTGCGGCTAGCATCTTGAAAGTTATTAATTCTGAACTTGACGATGATCAACTTAAAGAAATTAAGCAGTCAAGAGTCCTTAACCTATATTTGGATAAAGCCTGGGCTGAATCTGATGAGTCTAAGGCTTTACCAACGCCGGATGCTGAATTTATGGAGAAGCCATCTGGTGACCAACTACAAGAGAATCAGATTCAGCATGATACTGACTTTATCTATCAAGTTGCTCAGATTCCTAATCTTGACAATATTGATTTTAGTACCTCAGCTGCACAAGCACTTGATTTTAAAATTCACTCCATGAAAATCAAAGCGCTGAACAAAGAAACCAAGATGAAAAAGGCACTGACTCAAATATGGGCGTGCGCTTTACAGGCACAGGGGATTAATGTTGATGACGTTGATAACTTAGAGTACACCTTTAACTTTACAATCCCGCACAACTTGTTAGCCGAAGCACAGACAGCAAATGAGTTACAATCAACGACTTCTCAAGAAACGGCGATTGCTTCTCTTTCAAATGTTCCCGATGCTAAAAAAGAAATGCAGAAAATTGCCGCTGAACAAGATCAGCTGGCACAAGAAGCGAAGGCACGCACGCCTGACCCATACGCTGATAGTAATAACAGTCAGAATGATACTTCACAGACTAAAGGTGATGATTAATGAAGCCTATTAGTGAAGCTCAAGAGAAGAAGTACATTGCCAAGTTACTTAAGAGTGATGAAGAATTATATGGTAGAGTTCATGATGCCTATCAAGTGGCATTACAAGAAATTGAGGATCATCTTAATTTCTTCATTGCTGAATACGGAGTAGCAGGTCTATTAAAATACGTTGAGCTGTTAAAACGGGATTCCGATGCTGATAGACGTCGTCTGCTTCATTTTCAAATGGCGACGCTTAAGGATGATGATTCCCAATCTCAAAATCGATTTAGGGAATATACCAGGAATGCACCAATTGATCGGTATCATACTTTGAATTCTTTAATTGGGTTCAGCATTGCCGGTGCTACCATCGCTACGATTAAATCACTTGGTCGAACGTTAAACAGTGATTTTAAACGGGACGTTAGTCGTCAATTCAATAACGATCGTTTAGCTAAAAAGGCTGGGGCAGATGTCGTGAAAGAAGCCAACATTACTAAGCGAGAAATCTTACGCAATTCCGAAAAGATCATCAGTACAACAATTAATGGCAATCAATGGAGCGACAATATCTGGCTCTACAACGATAACCTCGTTAACAACGTTCAATCATTAGTGGCTAAATCATTGCGAGCTGGATTAAAACAAGCAGATGTCAACCAGTTATTTCCGAGTATTCGTACGGCTAAACCACAGACGATAACTGGCTTATTTGAAACTAATGATGCTTATATCAGACGCATGATTGTTACTGAACGGGCGCGCGTTTTAGACAGAGCGACAACGCAGGTATTTAGGTCGCAAGGAATTGCTTACTTCGATTGGGTAACTCAACCAGGAGCGTGTGATATATGTGAAGCAATTGCTGAAGATGGGCCCTATGCCGTTAATGATGCAAACTCTCCAAGCATCCCTGATGACTCCCACCCTAACTGTCGTTGCACCAAAATAGCACACGTTTCGTTAGTTCCATTATTAGGCGTTGCTGGCGCCATAGCAGCAGTTGACCATTCAAATAAAAATCAAACAAGTAATGATGAGCAATGAGTAAAAACTTCATTGCTTTTTACTTTGTCCCAAACATGCTTAAGACATTAAACTGCGCAAGGAATTAACAGCCGACAGGCTATAAACGGAGGCAACACATGGAATCAGATAAATTAAACATGGACTTGCAGTATTTTGCTGACGCCGGCCAAGAAGGTAGCCAATCCCAATCTGGTGCACAAGGTGGAGAAAGTGGCGAAGGTGGCCAAAATGCCAACAACAATACCGCAACAAACTCTGGTAATCAAAACGGCCAACCATCTCAAGACTTTATTAAGAATCTTGTCGACACTGTCACCAATAATGCCAATCAGAATCAAAGCAATCAAAATACTAATGGTAATAGTGATCAAGCTGATAATGATGACACATCGTCAAAAGACAACACTGATGATAATAATGGCGATAACAGTAGCAATGACAAGATGTTTACGCAAACCGAAGTTGATAAATTGCTCAAAGATCGTGAATTCCGTGCTCATAAAAAAGGCATTGAAGAAGGAAAAAAGGTCGGCAAGAGTAGTGCCGAAAAGTACGCCCAAATGACTGACGATGAAAAACAGCAAGAGAAAATCAATGAAATTCTTAAAGAGAATGAAGAGCTCAAGGCTGATAAAAATCGATCAGAAATGCGTAGCGAGGTACTCAATCAGCTTAAAGATACCGGTTACCAATTTACCAATGACGATGTTGAGACACTTATTAGTGATGATCCAGAAGCAACTAAACACAATGTTGACAACTTCAAGGATTTACTTAATCGCGTCGTTAAAAAGACAAAGCAGGACATGTTTAAGAATCACAATATTCCACAAAGTAATCAGCAGCAAACTACTGAAGCGCCGAGCTTTGGTGAGATTGTTGCCAAAAATACCCTTGGAGACCCTAACCGATTTAAGGGTAAGTTTTTTGACCAAAAATAATAAATGAGGTGAAACAGGATGGTACAACAATATTTTGCTAATTCTGATCCTCGAGTAAGACCTGACTTAACTGTTGGCTTACCGGGGACAATTGATAGTTCAACCGTTAGCGCTAATCCTAGTGGCAAAAAGATTATCCTACAAGGTACGCCAGTTGGTGCAAAGTCCGACTGGTTGAGTGCCGATCAATCCAAAGGCACGACTAAACTTTCTAAGTTTACTGGTGGGGGTGGTCAAGTATTTGCTGGCGTAATCGCTGCTGATACTGATGTTACTGCTGGCGATGCTGACGTAACGATTTGGTTTGATAATGTTTATCTGCGCCAAAATCGGCTTGATAGTACGGTTGTGACTGATTTGCAGGCAGTTGCTGGTAAAACACCAGGTATTCAGTTAATTAATCGATAAGGAGATGTGATATCGTGACAACACCATTTGATTTGCTTCAAGCAAACTATTTACAAGGATATTGGAATAGCAATCCAGAATATACAGCTCCCTATCTCATGGAAGCTCTATTTACACCAACTAAGCAAAAAGCTGACAATGTTAAGCTGCTTAATGGTCAGGATATTTATCCAGCACCGTTAGATTATACCAAAGAAGATTCAGTAGCTTTGCCAGTTGAACGTGGTTCACTTTCCACGGGCACACTGCCGACTTACAAATTTAAGAACTCATTAAATCTTAACGAAACTGATTTCAAAGATTTAAACAACGCGTTAGGTTCTAACGATCAGAACCTTATTTTGACCATTACCAAGAAGCTGTATGATGATCAAGCTAATTTGCTTATTCGAGCTCGCTTTACACGCGAATATTACGCAATTCAGGCACTCTTGAACGGTAAATTAACTATTGGGAACCTAGTGGCAGATTACGGATATGAAAAATACCAGAGCGCTAAAGCAACCAAGCCGTGGACTGATGCTGCATCTAATCCTTACGATGATGTTCAGTCTGTGAAGGATACCGCGGCACAGAAGTCAGGAACGGCTTTAAATCGCGCGCTGATGAACTCGACAACGATGTACACACTGATGCATAACGAGGCACTCCATAATACTATTTTTACGGGTTCTGTATCACCACAAGGTAATATTCTTACTCAGCCAATGGTTGTTCAATGGTTCTCGGCAGTCCTGGGGATGTCAGTAGTCGTTTATGACAAGGGATGGAATAATAACGGCAAGTTCGAGAAGTTCATTCCTGATGGTAAATATTTTTCTTCCAGGAAGTGCAAACGCACCGGTTGGCCTAGATGAATTTTGTTGAAACGCCTGAAGAAAATTTATCTGGTACTGCTGGAATGGGAAACGTTGCTCTATTCGACACAGGGGTTTCCTTGTTAACCAAAGCCAGTGATGATCCAGTAACGGTTAAAACAATTGTTGATGAGAAGTTTGTGCCCACAATTACGGTGGCCAAACAAGTCTTTATTCTTGATGTTTTGGCGGGTAAATAATTTGCCGCAGGAAGCTGAAAAACCAACCGTAACCAGTAACTCAGCACACTATGATTTGAAATAAGGAGGAAAGCTTATGTTCCCAGATCAAATTGATACATCCAAGAATTTTTCTAAAAATGGCAATGTTTGCTATACCGTACAGCCAGGCGATGAGCTGTGGGCAATCGCAACCGCCAACAATACGACAACTCGTAAATTAGCCAACTTGAATCGGATCTATCCACAATCCGATCTCACTCCTGGTAAAGATATCATTATCTTTAAAAGGGTCCAAGTAGAAGGTGATCATATGGACTATCCATTTGACCAAAGTGAGGTCATTGCCAGTGTTAAAAGGCTGTCAGATGTTGATGTAAGCGATGATGCATTAAATGATTTACTTAAAATTGCTTATGGCCTGCTTAAACCACTAAACATTCCTACTGATCAGTTTGTTTGGAACCAAGCCATGGAAATGAAGATTCTATCACTGATTTGGATCAATTCTGACCTTGGCAAAGGTATCCTGGTGGATAATTTTAAGGACTTACACACCCAATACAATGGTAATGCGACTAATCATTGGGAAGAGTTGCTAAATGACCTACTGAGCCGATATGGACATTCAAGGTGGCGAATTAAACTTGGCTGAACTATTTTCTGATGACAATAATTTCCCCAAAATTAAAGAGGAACTGAGAGCCCTCAATCATTACCGCGTGGAAGTTGGTGTCATGATCCCAGTTGGCAATAAGTCACTGGCCTTTTTACAGATGATTGCTACTGTCAATGAATTTGGTGCTGAGATTTATCCTAAGAACGGTCCATATTTGGTCATTCCGATGAAAGATGGGAGCTTCTATAAGCTTAAGCACGTTAAAATCCCTGAACGCTCATTTCTTAGAGATGGCATTGACTTAGGGATGTTTCGCATCAATGAGCTTGTTGAACGTGACCTTAGTCGCATCATGAATAGTGAATTAACGGCTTATGAACTGTATGAAGATGTGGGTCGATTAATTCAACAACGGATCAAAGATGAAATCAAGCTTAAAGTTACGCCGCATAACGCGCCAATAACCATCGAGAATAAGGGTAAAGACGATCCGCTTGTTGATACGGGTGCATTGCACAAATCAATCGGATGTAAGGTGATAGAAATTTGAAGTTTATAAAAAGAAATTTGATTAAGCGTTACGGCATTCCAATTCGAATCTATCGGAATACGTCGTATCAAGACGGCGGAATAACCTTAACCGGCGACTTTTTACGAACTAATTTCCGTGAGCAGCCTTATATTGACGTCAGTGAGCCAATCGCTCCAGTTAGTCCGAATGCTAATGCTAATCAAATTATCCTAACTGGAGACGGTAAGAGCATTAATTGCAGCCATGAATGGTACTCACTTCAGGACGTTCCGTTTGGGACGATCGTTGCCATTAAAACCGGCAATGATGATCAGAACTGGGAATGTTTACAGGTTGTTGGTAAGGATCCCTATTATGGCATGTCTGATGCTTGTATCTACTATCTGCGGTCTAACAGTCAAGAGGTGAATAGCGATGAAGCGAACCATCAACTGGACGGAAGCAATCGCAACAATGCGACAAACGATCCGTTCTTTGACCAATCTTGATGAAAAACATGTAATTGAAGACTATTCACTTGGCACGAAGCCAACATTGCCTTTTATTACTGTGCATCCCCGTGGCAGTCTGGTTATGCCGGTTCAACATATGTATCCCATGCATGAACCGGTTGATACCCATATCTCAATCACTATTCATGCCGAAACCGAAACCAGGGCACTTGATATAATGGATAATCTCCAAGCCAATTTACGTGATCCAGAAATTCATTATCAGGTTAAGCAACGCGGAATTATTATCGTTGCCATTCTTGATCCGCAGGATAGAAGCGTGATTGGGATTAACAATTCAGAACAGCAGTATGGTTTTGACTTACAGATTAGATTAGAGCGTAACTTTGAATCTGATCTGCCAACTATTGAAGCCATCGATAGCAACAATGAAAAGATTACGAAGAATTAGGAGGAATTATAATGCCTATTACAAATGAACCACTTGGCCCAGTGCATACTTCAGTAAAGACTGTTCGAAAGGTCAAGGAACTTGGGGATCAAATTCCAAAGTATTTGATTGAAGATTCCCATGTAACTGAAGCAACTCAAACTCAGTACAACGATCTTCGAGAAGTCGGTGATGATTTTGATCCCGACTCATTAGTTTATAAGCATGCTAAGGCGGCTTTTGGTGGCTCTAACCCCCCGGAAGCAATTCTGGTAGTGAAAGCAGTTGCCCAAAATACCTATGTATCGCCAACTAGTTTAACGGTTGATCATGCCTCAATCTCAGGCGTCGTCGGTCAAACTGGTAAAGTTACAACGACTCTTTTGCCAGCAACCGCCACCGAAAAGAATGTAACGGCAACGTCAGGTGATACCGATGTAGCGACCGTTTCACCAAATGGAGATGGCAGTTTCACAATTGTTTATAAGTCTGCTGGTCACGCTACTATTACCTTTAAGACTGGGGTTAATGATGATATTACCGCTACTACTGAAGTTACAGTAATCGCTAATTTGAACCCAGTAACCGGCGTCACCCTTGATAAAACATCCATTTCAGGACATACCGGCGGTAATGAACAATTAACGGCCAAAGTTACACCTACCACTGCCACTAATAAAAATGTATCATTTTCATCTAAAGATGAAGGCATTGCGACGGTTGATAAATCTGGCAAGGTTTCATATGTTAAAGCCGGCCACACTCAGATTATTGCCACAACTGAGGATGGTGGGTTTACAGCAACTTGTGATGTAACTGTATCATGAGGATGATGGATTTACTGCACAGTAGCACCTGCTTCTTCAGCAGCAAAAAAGTAGTGAATTAAATAATGAATATCTAACATGAGGAGTTTTGCGAGTAATCGTAAAATTCCTTTTTAGGAGGAAAAATATTATGGCTGATTCAACTAATCTAATTTCCGCAGTTAAGAAATTCTATAACTCCGGGGATGAGTATTTGATTCCAGTAGGAATCGATAAAAGTAAAATTCCGGCGCTTTCAAATTATATTGAGGCGCAGAACACCGGTATCTTAGCCGTGGATGTGGATAATATTTCCGATACGGCTGCATACGCATCAAACGTTAATACAATTGCTTTTAAAACCCATACCGACGATACACATGCTAATGTTCTTTCATCTGGAACGATTGGAGCCGTTGGCTCTTTACCTGTTGGAAGTTTCGATGTCGCTAATACATCGGGATTGGATGAAAGTGTCTTACCACAAGATCAACTGTCATTCCAACAGGATCAACTGACACCTTACACCGAAGGTAACATCAACACTTACTACTATGCTCAAGGAATGCCAATTGTGCGTGATGGCAAGACGTTAAGTGGCGACTATATCGATATGCTTCTTGGACGTGATTTTATTATCAAGCATAGCAACAAGAAGCTTACTGAAATCATGGTTAAAAATCCTAAAATTTCTTATGATAACACCGGTATTAACTTGCTTAAGTCGGGCGTTGAGAGCGTCTTTGATCAACTCTATCGGAATGGTGGCGTTGGTGAAAAAGCAAATGGCAAGCCGGACTACGATGTCACCGCGTTACCTCGTGAGGACATGAAGGACGTGGATGTTTCTCAACGGATTTACCGCGGGTTGTCCTGGAAGTACCATCCAGCCGATGCGATTGACGATGCGTATATCTCTGGCGAAATCGATTTATAGGAGGACGTAGAAAATGAAACTTACTCAACATACATTTGACCCTTGGGAAGTGTCAGTTCAAATTGATGGCCTCCCATTTACTGACTTTGGCACTGGCGATAAAGTAGCTGTTGCTTGGAACAACGATAACGTTACTGATTCGGTTGATAATAATGGTAATGGTAAATCAGCCATTAACCATGATCATTCTGGTACGTTTACGTTTAGTGTTGATCCTAATGCTGCCAATTATGCTCATCTCATTGACTTGGCCAACAATTTGACTGGCGTCCCTGTATCAGTAACATCAAGCTTTGCTCACTTCCATACAGATAGTGCACGAATTACCCGTCCTACTGATACAACTCTTAACGCTGATTATCCAAGTGTTTCTGTAGTATTTAAGGCTTCTGTATTGCAAGTTGACCCGATTACTGCATAAAACAATTTATATTCAATTGATAAATAAAGGAGAATGTTTAAATGACAGAAGAAGTTAAAACTAAGTCAACAACTAAAAAAGGTGACTGAAACACCTGTTAAGGACCAAAATTGGTAGAACTGAACGAATGGCATGATTGTTGGCTCTGTAACTCT